CAGAAGTAAAGTTTGTTGTTGAAGCTAATGTAATACTTGTTCCAGATCCACCTGTTCCGTTTGTATCGTTCAATAGTGCACCATTTAAAGTTGACGTTGCAGCACCAGCTACAGACCCTTGCCACTCAGATATACCCCAACCATAACCATAAGATTGTGCGGCTGGACCTATTCTTACATATGGTGCAATATCTATACTACCACCAGGACCAGCGTTTGCTGGTGTGCCTGAAGTCGTCACTGTTACTTGAAATTGTGTTGCGTTTAAAACATTTGTAACTTGAAATTTTTTATCATCAAAGTCAGAAGTAGAATAACCACTACTACCTGGTAGTGTTGTATCATCTAGAAAAACAATATCACCAGGTTCTAAACCATGAGCGGTGCTAGCTGTAATTGTTACTAAACTTGATCCTGAAAATGTTTGTATAGTTGCATTATTAATTACAGCATCTAAAGGTGTTATGTCGTAAAGCTGACCTTCAAAATACAATAATAAAAGTTTATCTGTTCCGATAGCCACGTATCGGTTTCCATCTAAATCTACAAACGGAAACATCTTTCTAGCCACACCAACAATGGTATCTGTAACTAAAGAGGACCAACCACCTACTTTCTCTGGTAGTTGATATCTAAATCTAACGTTGTTACAATCAACCCAACGCCCTTCCGCGCCAACAGTTGTGTTTTGTTTGTCTATTCCAGGTGCAAAGTTAACTCGTGTAAGAGGCATAATTCATCCTCCTACGCTGTATTAGTTTTGAAAACCCAGCCACGAGTTGAGTCGACATATACTAAAGTCACAGCTTGACCATTAGTAGATAAAACTAGATTACTTCCAGATCCATTTATATTGTGACCATTTCTATTTACAGTTAAATTATTAGATGCAAAAGTTCCTCTAGCATCCACTATCACTATCTCATCTCCCGTTGCAGCTGAAGTAGGTAGTGTAATTGTAATTCCAGCAGTTGTCGTGTTTGTTAAAAGTTGATCACCAGCTACTGCTATGTAAGTTGTTACTGACGCTGAGTTTACAGTTCCATAACCTTTAGATAGTAATCCTAATTTCATATTTGTGCCATCTGACACAACTGCAACAGACGCACCTATTGGTATGGCCACACTAGTTCCACCAGATGTAGCAACAGATAAAGAAAAGAGTGTAGCGCCGCTACCTCTTGTCGTAGAATCTTTTACTATAATAGACCTTTCTGCACCATTAGGCATGGTTAAAGTTCTATTAGCAGTTAGAGTTCCAGTTAATTCATAAAAAGCATTTTTACCATCTGAAGTGGCACCATTAGTTAAAGTAAGAGTGACGTCTCCAGAAGCCATAGATTGACTTAAATATCCTGTAGCTGATTGTTCTAATATTTGTAAATTTGTATTTGTTATTGTTCCCCATAGACCAGCTTTTTCACCAGTTGCTATGAGTTCTAATTTAGTATCTGTAGAAAAACTTGATGCCATATTAATAAGGTTCTATCGGTGTCCAGACCATAGTTGCGCCTGGCACTACTGCACTCCATGTTATTGCCGTAGCGTCTTTTGTAGCTAGCGTTAATCCACTACCAGTAACGTCTACATTTGCTGCTGCAGTCACTGTAACAGTACCTGTTGACATAGTCAATGCGTTTCCACTGACTGACATATTGGCATCTGCTGAAATTACAGCTGTTCCGGTAGCCAAGGTTAATGGACTACCTGTAGGGCTTAAATTAGCTTGTCCAGATATGGACAATGTACCAAAACCAAGTGTTAATGGATTTCCTGTAGCATCCTCCACGATAGAATCAGCTGTGATACCTATGCTACCTATCGTTATTGTTAACGATGTCTTAGTAGCTGTAATAGTTACGTTTCTATCCTCGCCTGCTGTTGCAAACGGAAACTCTGAAAATGCACTTAATCCTAACATAATTTATCCTTAAACAGGAGAGAGTGTGGTGTTATGGTGGTGACACTCTCTCCAGTATAAGGATATATCACTTTTTAAACCAGGCAGGAAGCCCTAAATGTGGTCTTGTATCATTCACATTTTTGTCAGCGTCTTTAGATTTTTGATCGTTATAATGTAGAAATACTTGGGCGCAGTTATCACCTTGAAATTCTTCTCTCCAATGTTCTAACTCCATGCCTCTATAAACCAACATATCACCAGGCTTTAAATTAACTAAAATACCTTTATTTTGACTAGACACAGTTATTTTTTTACCATCAGGTATGCCAACATTTTTCTTTGGTTCTAAATGTATAGGCCAAGGATCACCACCTAAATTTAATGTTGTAGATATCTCACAACTAAATCTGTCTTTATGTCTGTGTAAAACATCACCAGGTTTGTATATTCTTGCATACGAATAAGTAGGATATAATTTTAATCCTGTTTTCTTTTCCATAATAGGCAAAGTTCTCATTAACAAAGTTTCCATAGCTATATCTGCATAGTGAGAATATGTATTTGGAACTTGTGAGTCTGCCCACGTTCCCCATTCCTCTGTAAATTGAGAAATATATTTTTGATCAAATAGAGTTCTTGCAACAGTTCTTTTTAATAAAAAGTAATTGTAAACAAATTCTGCTATTTGTTTTGGCACTGCCTCTTTTATTACACAATATTTATTCTTTTTAAAACTCATTGATAATTTATATTCCCACTCACTACTGTTTTTTTATTATCTCTAGATGGTAGTGACTCATGTGGCATGGCACCTAAAAATATTAAACATTTTCCCTTTACCGGTTTTACTTTGTGTTCATTTAATTGCACGTATGGATAGCCTATATTTACAAATCTAGTATCTCCAGATTTACCTCCACAATCTATGTAAAGAATAAAAGAGTAGTTATCCTTACCAAGAGAATGACAATGAATGTCATGATGATCATTAATAGAGTATTTTTGAAACCACATATATTCTATAATATTTTTCTCTTTCTTCAATATTTTACCTACATAATTTATATATTCTTGTAAATAGTTTTTTATTTCATCAAACAATATTTTGTTAATAGAGTTATCATAATTAGATTGAAGATGTTTGTATCTTGTTAATTTTTGTTCTTTAATTTTATTATATAATTTATTATCTATAGGAAGAATTGTTTCAAATATAGATTGTGTAAAACTATTTATTTGTATTTTCATTTAAACTTTTTTGTTTTGATATTATTGTTTCAACAGCCTTAATATTAAAATGTATAAATCTAAAAGGTTCTAATCCTGGATCCACTGCAAATTGATGAGGAACATAGCCTGGAAAAATAATTATAGTTCCTGGTTTTGGTTTATAGTGAACCTGATTAGTTGCCATGGTAATTTTTGGTGGATCTTTCATAAATAGTTTTGTCATTTCTGCACCAGGTCTTGGGTCATGGAAAATAGGGTAAGATGTTTTCTCACTACATTTTAAAAAATAAAATCCTGATACGTGCTGATTCCAATGAACATGAGTATCATGATGACCACCACCTTTTTCACTAAACTCTTGCACCCAAAATTCTGTAAAATGTAAACTATGATTTCTCAAATCAAAACCTTGCCAATCTAAAAAATCATAAGATCTTTGACCTATGAATTGTACTAAATCTTGAATCTTAGGATCGTTTGAAAAACTTTCGCTATGTTTAGATAAACCAAATGTTCCTATGTCTCTCTTCCATTTGGGTTCATTTTTTAATTTATCTTTTAAAAGTTTTTCTGCTTTCTTTATATATTTATCTGTTACTTTAATTGAGTTTTTCAAAAACATTGGAGCCTCTGCAATCCAAACAGGTGTTTGAAAATAAAATGCAGATTTAAAATCTACATGATTTTTTGGTTTGTTACTTCCGCCTTGTATCATATTATTTAAAAGGATAGCCAAGATTCCATATTACTAAGCTATGCCTTATTCCTTTCGTTACTGGTTTGACTCGATGCCATACAAAAGATGGGAAAACTACCAACGAGCCTTTTGGTAATATTTCAGTGCATGCCCTAACATTAGGTTTTTTATCAGGATCGTGATTCCTAAAATCAAACTCTAATTCACCACCTTCATATTCTTTTGGATCTGTTAAACTTACTGTAACAGATAATTTTCTTACTTTACCATTTGACGGGTCTTTAGTTACGTAAGGATTCTCCCAACTATCACAATGCCAATCATAGTACTGACCTTTTTTATATATTGTAAATTGACAGTTTTCTGACCAATCCCAGTCAAAATTCCAATTTGCGTTTTTGTTGGCCTCACGCACATAGGGTTGTATTTCTTTATAAATCCAAGTATCACTCATCCAAATTATGTTAGAGTCTCTTTTTTTCTGTAAATCTTTTATTTCTTCTTTTGTAAGCGGATCTTTGTTTAAATCTCTGCCTCTACCATAACCACCTGTAATAGCCATGTGTTCTTTCTGTTTCTCTGATTTTCCGTATTTAACAATTAAATCACATATTCTCTCAGGAATAGCAGATTGAAAATACCAATAGTAATTATTTAGGTTCATACGTAGTTGTAAGTCATTGTTAGTATTGTATTTAATTTATCAGATTTGTTTTCTGTAAAAAAATATCTCTGTGTTGAGGGAAATATATAATAATGATTATTTTTTATTGGAATATGCCAAGTTCTACCTGCTCTTCTGTTGTCGGCATACTCTATAACTAAATTACAATCCCCATTAACATCTACACCAAAAACACAAGTGTAGTCTGCAGCATTCCTTAAATCTACAGGATCTACATTATTTCTATTAAGTGATTTTTCTTTTGGTTCTAAAACGTTTCCAAAATTAAGTAAGGGTATTAAACTTAAACCATGCTCGGCTTTAAAATGATCTCTAATATAATCTTGTAGCCACTGTAAAGGTAATGAAAATTCAATATTATAATCGTTATAAGAATAGTTTTTTTCATTATTACTAACTCTATTTTCTTTTATAAAAGAATCAATAATACTGTTTTTTATTTTTTTAAGATCTATTTCAAATCCTTTTGGAGTTTTTACCTCACCGTGAATTAAACTAATCTCTGACAGCACCACCTTCTGCATAAAATTATTCGTTAAGCGTTTCTCTCCGTTAAATCCCAAGATTGACCTGATTCATTCCACACGTAATAATGTGTATCAACTTGTTCCTCAGTTAACTCAGGTGAATCACCTATTGGTGATTGCCATGCGGCTGTTGTGGTATTTTTAACCCAACTAGGAAAAGGTTTTGGAGGCCAAAAAATATCATTATCTTCATCATAGATATAACCTACACCGGCGTAGTTTCCTCTAAGAGGTGTTCCTCCTAATTTGTGTGTGTTTGCTACGGTGTTGTAAGATGTTTGTTTCCAAAGAGGCCAGTGATGTATTCTTTCTAAATATTGTCTACCTATTTCCTCTTCTTGAATACCATCAGCATTTTCTAAGTCTTTGTTGTCCACTGCGTGAACTCCAATAACTTTACTATTTAATCCTATCTTTGCAAAATGTGCCATAATGTTCTCCTTATATATTAATTTTAATTAAGCTTCAACCACATTAATTTTGAAACTTATACCTTATAATTACTACTCCTGATCCACCTGATGCACCTTGAGTAATTGGTATTCCAGGACCACCTGATGATCCTCCTCCACCACCTCCAGTGTTATCTGTTCCATTTACTGCAAGCCCTGATGGTCCACAACCTGCACCATTACCACCACCTCCAGTTCCTCCAGCTCCTTTAGAAGCTGGTGCTGGTGTTGTACCACCACCTCCGCCTCCAGCTCTTGCGACTGGTGATCCTGTTATAGATGAAGTTGCTCCTGCACCACCGGCTCCGCCTCCACCTGGAACATTTACTGCGCCTGCGACAGTGGCACCGCCACCGCCTCCTCCAGAATCACTACCATTTGGTGGACCACCTGAACCACCATTAGTGCCTTGTGCAGGATTGACTGGTGGTGTATTTCCTGTACCTGCTGCTCTTGGTGAACTTCTTCCACCCCCACCACCTGAACCACCATTTCCAGCGGCTCCTTGACCTCCTAGTCCTCCAGCTGTTGAAGTAATACTTGAAAAAGTTGAGGGATTTCCGTTAGCACCTGGTTGTGGTTGTGGGCCACCAGCTCCACCTCCTCCTATCGTAATTGGATAAGTTGCAACTGGAACTTCTAAACCTGAACAAGGTGTTGCTGCTAAAGGACTTGCAGTGTATGGATCAGAGGAAACTTTACCCTCTCTATAACCACCTGCTCCACCGCCGCCGGTGCCATCACCACCAGCTCCACCACCACCAGCTACAACCACATAAGAAACTTTATTAGATCCTGCAACACTACCTGCACAAGACACAATAAAATTTGCATCTCCTGTAAAAGTATGTATTTTAAAATCACCCGACGTTGTTACTGTTCCACCTGTTGCAGTAACATATTTAAGCTCATTTGTTACTTCGTTTGAATTAACTGGTTTCCAGCCTTTTGTGCCGTCAACATAAATTAAAGTTGTTGCAACACCAGCTGTTTCTAAAGTTAAATCTATACATAATCCATCTATTTTTGAACTATTTCTACCTACCGTAATCGCATTACAAGCAGCAGTCTTTGCATAATCTGAAACTGAAACTATATCACCAGCACTAGGAGATGCTGGAAGTGTGACAGTCACAGCTCCACATGCTGTGTTTACAAAAAATCCTGAACCACTTGTTGCTGTAAAAGGTGAAGTTTTTGCAGTCGTGCACCAGTCTACAGTTCCGGTCCTACCGAACCCTGATTGTGTAGCACCACAAGCTAAATTAACTGCAGTTCCTGGTCCGCCTAATTCTATTGTGCTTCCATCTACTTTTTCTATTTTATTTACTTTAATTGTACTAGTCATTATTGAAATTTATACCTTAATACTACTATTCCTGAACCTCCAGTGCCTCCAGATTGTGGATCTGGAAAAGCTCCACCACCACCGCCGCCTGTGTTTGCAGTTCCTGCTGTTCCAGAAGCGCACTTACCGCCAGCTCCTCCACCGCCAGCTCCTCCAGCACCTCCTGGTTTTGCCCCACTAGGCGCTTGACCGCCAGCTCCGCCGCCACCTCCAGCGTAAGATACTGGTGAACCTGTAATTGATGATGATACTCCAGCACCGCCAGCTCCTCCAGGTCCACTAGGACATGTAGGTGTGCCACCAGCAGCTGCACCGCCCCCTCCGCTTGAAGAGTTTGCAGGGGCTCCACCGCCGACTTGAGGTGGTCCTCCACCTGGATTTCCTTGAGATGGACTTACAGGGGGATCATTACCAGTTCCTCCTACACCTGCCTCGGGTCTTCCAGAAGCAGTATAACTACCTCCACCACCAGAGCCTCCAGGTAAACCTGAACCATTGTTTGGAGCAGGAACAGGATGCCCTGTAGGTTCTTTTGCTCCTCCGCCTCCACCAGCGGATGTTATTGTTAAAATACTTGAATTAACACCAGGACCACCTTTTGAACCTTGTGGCGCATTTGGAGAACATGGCCCTTGACCAGCTCCTGCTGTTCCACCACCACCAACTACAACTGGATGTGATCCTACAGTAACAGGAATACCACTTCCAGCTTTTAATGGACTTCCTGTGAATGGGGCTTGTGGTGTTTCACCTTCTCTAAAACCACCAGCTCCACCGCCACCACCAGCGTCACCGCCACCTCCGCCACCTCCGGCTACCACCATGTATGAAATATTATTGTTTGCTGGAGTAGGTGCAGTATTAACTACAAAATTACCATCTCCAGTAAAAGTATGTATTTTAAAATCTCCAGAGGTTGCTACTGTTCCGCCGGTTGCGCATATAAAACTAGGTCCACCAGTTACGTTTGAAGTTGAGTCGTGTATATCTTGCCAACCTTTAGTTCCATCAACGTATATTAAAGTTACCGATTGAGATTCTGTATTTAATATTGCATCGAAACAGGTACCATTAATTTTTGATCCACCTCTACCAACTGTAACATTGTGAGTGTCCCAAGAATTACCGTAATCTTTAAATGCTACTATATCTCCAGCTGATGGAGAACTAGGTAGTGTAACTGTAATTGCTCCACCGCTAGTATTTATAAAATATCCATTACCTGAAGCGACTGTTAAAGGAGCTGTCTTTGCTGTGGTACACCAATCCACAGTTCCAGTGCGACCAAAACCTGATTGTGTAGCACCACAGGCTAAAGTTACAGCTGTGCAAGCGCCACCTAATGTAAGTGTGCTTCCTGTTCTTTTTTCTATTTTGTCTACTTTAATTGTACTCATTATTGAAATTTATACCTTATTACTACGACTCCTGAGCCACCTGTACCACCCTGGTTACTACCATCTCCAGTTTTATTTCCTGCTCCACCGCCACCTCCAGTGTTTGCAGTTCCAGCAGTTCCACCAGCACAAGCGTTAGTTCCTGCTCCACCACCACCAGCTCCTCCAGCTCCTGCTGTTCCTCCTGGTGTTTGACCATTTCCACCGCCGCCGCCAGCTCTTGTAACTGCTGACCCTGTAATCTCTGTTGAAACTCCTGCTCCACCATCTCCACCTGCTTGTGGTGAACAACCATCTTGACCGACTGCACCTGCTCCACCGCCGCCTGCACCAGCTCTACATCCACCCACTGATCTTCCTGAACCACCATCTCTTCCTTGCGCGGGTGAAGTCGGAGGTGAATTACCAGTTCCCGGAGGTGCATTACCCTCTCCGTCACCACCGCCTCCTGATCCACCTGGTCCAGCTGCGTTAGTTGTTCCACCACCTGTAACTGCGCCTATACCACCACCTGTTGATGTTATAGTTGAAAAAATTGAAGGTTCTCCGTTTGCAGAACCAGCTGATGCGCCAGCACCAACTTGAATTGGAAAAGATGCTGCAGTAACTGTGATACCTGCTGTATCCACTAAAGGTGATGCTGTGTAAGGAGTTACCGGTGCTGTTCTACCTTCTCTAAAACCTCCAGCTCCGCCACCACCTGCTGAACCATGTCTGTAACAACTACCGTAACCACCTCCTCCAACAACCATGTATGCGACTGCATTATTGGCCGATGAGCAAGCAAGTTTGCTTACCACAAAATTACCATCTCCTGTAAACGTATGAATCTTGTCATTACCACTTGTTGTAATAGTGCCACCTGTGGCAGAAATAAATGCGTTACCTTGAACGTTTGATGTTGAATCGTGAATATCAACCCAACCTCTTGTTGAATCTGTAAAAATTAAAGTTACTGACTGAGACTCTGTGCTTAAAACAAGTTCAGCGTTCGTTCCACCAATTTTATCTGTCCCGTTTGGATTTATTGTTACGTTTCCAGTATCCCAAGTGTTAAGATAATCTTTAAATGCAACAATAGCTCCAGCAGTTCCTGCTGGAAGAGCAACCGCAAAGCCTCCACTATTTGTATTTAAAAAATATCCTTCACCGTCTGATGCAGTAAAACCAGCTGTTTTAATAGTTGATTGCCAATCAACAGTTCCTGTTCTACCAAAACCTGTTTGTGATGCACCAGTTGCAAGTGTTACAGTTTTACCAGATGATCCAACTGTAAGCGTTGAACCACATTGTACATCAATTTGATTTACTTCTATCTTACTCATTATATTACTACCAACGTTCCAGTTACAGTCACTGTTGCACTAAAAGTTACAGGACCAG